AAGTTAGTTTCATCCTCAGGTATACTATGGTATAGATTGTAAGGTTCTGCAGGATCACCCGCTAAAAATAAATGGTTTTGATATGCTACTACAAGTGTAGGGTCAGTAGGGGCAAGCGCATGAGTTACTTGTGTGTACGTAGTACCATCATATATAGCAGCAGGATTAACACCATCCACTAAAGCAATCTTTGGCGTACCCCAATTAAAACTTTCAAACCTGACTTGACTTACACCTGTCATAGTAGGAGAACCTGCACTACTTACAGCTTGCCATCCTTTAACTGCAGGAGTAGATTGTACTGTACCTGTGGCAGTTGATGTACCGCCTGTTAGGACATTACCAGTAGCAAATATTTGTTCAGGTAGTTTACCAAAATTAATTACAAGGGCATTTGCAGTTTTAGATATAACAGTGCCTGTAGCAGCTACTCCTGTGTTATCACCCGAACTAACTACACCTGTAACTGTTTCTCCTACACTAAATCCAGCACCTTCTCCTGAAGCTAGTGTGACATCGTAATAATGATTATACCAATGTAAGTAATTATTACCTGATGCAGGTTTACGGCATCCAAAGATACCTTGATTAATATCAGGTGAAACATGTAACCCTAAGACAGGACTATTAGCTAATCCTGTAAGTTCACCATATGCGTTTGAGTATCCTGAGATACGACGATAGCCACCGTTAAGAGATGGCTCATAGTTAATCATACGATATGCAGAACCTGCAAACTGACCACCATGTGTTAAGGGGTCTACATTAGATATAAGCCCGCCGCCGCATGGTACAGGAAATGTAGCTAAATTATCTGCCATCTATGTCAAACCTATTAAAGGCTTTTCTTGCAATGACCTTGGAAGATACATAGCGAGGCTCATCTAGTAAAAGCCTTCTCATTGTATCTATACCATCATCAAACTTTTGCTGGTGTAATGCAGCGCTCTGTTCATTGCTACGAAAGCGCATCATGTACATCATTGCGCCATCTATGAGTATATGTTTAAATCTATCTGGAATAATTGAGGTGCTATCAAATTCTGTTAGATCACTAGGGAAAGACCAATAACGATATTCAATTTCATATGCAGCATCTGGTACGGGCGTTACACCAAACTTACGTTCCTGCGTTTGATAAACAGTAGTAGGTACAGTTCTTCCTGACGCACCTGAATTATCTTCTTGAGGTCTGTAATATTTTAGATAATCTTCATATTTAATTACAGGTAATAGCTTTGGTTCGTTGTCTACAGACGTTAGCTTTTTTAAATAAAACGTATCCCAATCTACTTTAGATGTATCAGACTGCCAAGCATAAGTTCCTGTACCTGCTGAAAGAGTTTGAGTATATGTAGTTAGTGTAAAAGGCCACTCTTGCGAAACTTGAAGAATCTCACGAGTGCTTGAATTAATGGCATCCTTAGCAATAGCCTGTAGGTTACGGGCATCAGCAAAACCATCACCTGCTACATCAAGTGTTGTTTCGTTAATGCGTCTTAATAACTCGTTTACTAGTGCTACATACGTTGCCATTTTAAAAACCTTGTTATTTCAAAAGGGGCCACCCGAAAGCAGCCCCCAATGTTAGTAGTTATACTTGGTCACGAGACACTTCAGTTGGAGCTACACGTCCACGAGGTCCAGTGTCGATGCAACATGCAACAACACGAAGGATACCTGATGTAACATCTGCAGAAGCTGCAATCAACTTAACGTCAATTGTATCTGTAGCTGTTACATGCTGTGTAAACGTAGAAGCTGCACCTGTTCCAACAGTCATAGCCTGACCGTTTGTACCAGAAGCTAGGAAGCCAGCAGCAGAAACGTCACCGCCATCAACAATATCATCACCTGCTGCAAAATCAATATCTACAGTTGGTGAAGAACCATTAAACGCAGTTTCAACCTCAGCACCTGCAAACAATACCATAGTATTGGCAGGAATTTCTAGAAGCTGAAAGATGTCTCCGTTTGCACAAGAGTATCCATCTTCTACCATTTTAGCAATGTCAAGACGTGCTTCACGCATGTACATGCCCATTGCTGCGTGGCGTGATGTAGCTGCTGCAATGCTGTTAGAATCAACACCGACAGTAGCTGATGAGGTCATATCATAAGTAGCCATAATCTATTCCCCCTTACGCTGCGTTATACTTGGCAGATACGATACCTTCTGGACGAAGGATCTTTCTACCGTAAAGATGCATACCACGAACAATGTCAGCAAAGCTGTCAGGGTCACGATACGTTTCTGTTTTGTTGATAGTCTCTGCTGTTGCGACTGCTGAGTCGTGTCCAGCAACAATCACACCGAAGTTGGTGTTCTGGTTTGCCGTACCTGTGGTGCCGGGTCCAGTTCCCAATGACGGAAGATTTGATGATGAATAAACACGGAAACCGTGGAAGTTATTCACCGACAGACCATTACGGATTCCACCTGATTCACCGAAGTCAGCGTTAAAGAAACGGCTGTCTTCATCAGCAAGGAGTTCCATAAATACCGGGTCAACTACGAGCCACCGTCCAGCTTTATCAACTTGCTGTTGATCAAGTAAACGAGCCATACGAGCAACAACCATTGCTGGTGAAGCTGTAGCAGTTGGAAGTGCGGTAGCACCTGGCAGACGTGCTGCAAGAGGAATGGAGTGATCACCAGCAGAACCTGTTGTGATGTTTCCAAAGTCAGACTTTTTTAATTTCATTGAAGAAAGAAGTTCGTCTGAACCTGCAGTTGAAACAGCTTTAGTACCATTAACTTGGTCATTCACTGTGTCTGCTTTTGAGTGCAGAGCAGATTGCTTGTAGCCTGACAAATAGCCAAGAACTTCTTGGTCATACTGATCAGACAAACGATATGCTGCACGGTCTGTTGCAAGACTCATAAAATTGACGTGTGCGTGACTCTCTTCGATATCATCAACTTTGAAAGCATAATAGTTGCTCTTGTCAATAACGAGAGAAAAGTCTTCATCGTCTAAGTCTTGTGGTGAGATCTGCGTACCCCTTGCATAGGCGCTCACTGAAATCTCAGGTTCTTTAATGATTTTAACGGTATCACCCTGTGCAGAGATCTCACCGAAATAATCAGAGTTAGTAATGTCTCCTACTACAGTGCTCTTGCGAAATGCAAGTTGCACCTTTTGGGAGTAGATTACAGGACTGAAGTTGCCATTTGGCAAGTTCCCGTAACCCGCTGCGGTTTGAAAAGCCATGAGTTAATCCTCCTTAGATAGTTAGGCTTGTATATAAAGCAGAACAATCAGGTAAGAGGCTGTTCGTTTTAGGGTGCGACATTAAAAAAGATTGGCCTATCTTTAAGTCAGTCGGGCCTATACTAGAGCAGGTAGGTCTTATCGTATTTGTCTTCTCTTAGTAGAAAGTATAGGTACAGTGGCTGTAACGTTTAACAGGGTATACCTATACTTATTAACATACACAGTTATAGCATAGTGTTAGTGTAATGTCAATACCTTATTTACCTAGCACCGCCAGATATATCATAAATAAATTTACCGCTACGAATAGCTTCCATTATATCATCTGATTTTTTTTCGTACTCTGCACTACTCATACGCTGAACGTCAGATTCACGTATACTTCCTGCAGTGTCAGAGGACTCTGGTTTTGCGGTGCGTCTGGTTTTAATAGCAGATGCTGCATCTTTAGTGTTCTGTCTTTTCCCTTTTGTGTCCATACCTTTGTCTACTTTGAATAGATCAATGACACGAATCACAGACTTAGGGTCATCTTGATTTTCATATAGTGCGTCTTGAACCCACTTAGGTTGCTCACCAGCCCAATCATGGAAGTCATCACTACTACGTAATTCATCAAAGTCCGTATGCATAGCACGAATTTCATTCTCTGCTTTTGTGCGCTGGGCTTCTGAGTTCAGCTTATCAATCTCTCGTAGACGTTCATCTGCAGAATTAAACTTTTCTTGTGCTTTCTTCTCAGCAATAGTTTCTACAATACCAGCAATCTCAGGATACTTTTCAGCCCATGCGTCGATACTCTCATCTGAAGTGGGGGCACGTACCTTACCTGTCTTCTGTACTGTTTCAAGCTGTGACTTGAGTTGTTTTAACTCTTCTGATTGTTTATTAAGGTGACTACGTAGATCACTGTAGCGCTTCTTGTAGGTACGCTCTTCACCTGACAATTCTTCCTGTTCAGGTTCTTTATTGGCTTTACTCTGCTCAGTCTCTACAGCTTCTTCTTTTTCTTCTTGCCCCGCTTCTAGTTCAGCAAGTGCTTTTTCTTGCTCTTCTATACGCTTGCGATTTCGATTAACGTGATTGGGATTTACCAAACCTGCTGTCTTTGGGGTTTCTACTTCTGCTAGTTCAGGCATAATTGTTTCCTTTATGTTGGGGCCAGCCTAAGCTGGGTAGCCTTATTATTATTTTACAAACAAACCTGTCAAGAAAAACTGGGTTGTACGTAGGTAGTAATTTATTGCTGGCTTCACGCCTTTCTTGAGTCCTCTACCGTAAGACACAAAATCTTTAAACTCTTGGTAATGCTTTGCTGCCTTACCTTTTTCTATCGCTTTATTACCTGCATGACGGTAGCCACGTCTGAATGCTTCACCATACCACTTACCGTGATACGTGCGCTCACACCAGAGTTCAGCTTTAGCTTTATCTAGCAGACTAAACCCACCTGTTGAGATACCGTGTGTAGCTATTACACAGCTATCCTCATCTTTATCTCCTGGGTCAGAACCTGCAGGTGAATCATCTGTTACTACTCTAGCAGGAGCACCTAAACCTTGATTAACAGCAGTTCCTGTTGCTATGGCTGTTGCTACACTACCACCATACTTATCTGCTTGATCCATATCTGCATTAGACAAACCAAGAGCAGCGCCTTCCTCACGAGACATATTACCTTGAGCATACCTGTCCTGTTTATTACGAAGCCTATTGATAGCTACGTAATGACTTGCAACCCCATCATTTCCACTGTCCACGGCATTATCAAAAGCAGCCTGTTCTTTTGTAGTTAATGTATTTGTTGTAGCACCTGCTGATGCTGACGCTTTAGTGGGATCATACTTACCTTTGGGAGCCTCAACACCAATCTTACCCGATTCTAAAGTAGGTGGTCTTCCTCTAGGTCTTACCCCACCTGCTGCGTAATAATCTTCTACATCCCCTACAAAAACACCTTTGTCTGTTACTGTACCTTTAATTTTACTCATGTCTAGTATGCTAGTGGCAGACATTTGCTTATTAGGATCGTGCAGTGTATAATTCAGCCCTCTGTCACTAAAAGCTTTTTCTGTTGGCATACCGTATATATCTAATTCATCCCCTGCTTTTAAGGATGTATAATCGCCTTCTTCGTAATCAAACGTTTTATAAGGATTAGCTACTAGAGGATCATAACCTTCTTTACCAAGCATAGATCCTAAAATATAACGTGTATCATTTTTTACAGGATCTGTGTCTTCTAATGTAGATACATGGTTAAATATATCTTCCGCACGTTTTAACTTCTGTTTTTTCATCAGGCTTTCTATAGCGCTATCCGCACCGAAAACTTTGCCTAATAAACCAAACGGCCCACTTAAAAGACTAGTTACAAGTTGTTCGCCTTCATCTAAGTCTAGAGCGCTTTTACCAGATTTTATATTTGAGTTAAGCTGAGCGTAGTAACTAGCATACTCATCATCAGACCAACTCTCTACGTTTTTATTTCTCCAATCAGTCGAAGACTTTTTAATCTCATCTGTTAAGCCCTCATTAGCATCTGTAGAATCTGTTGCTGCTGCAATTGTTTGTTCTTCTACAGGCGTTTCACCCTTCTCACGAAAGCCTTCAGGTATCCTACTTAAAGGTCTACCATTAAAGTGAAAGATAGTTATCTGCTGATTTGTAGCATCGTTTACAAATACTTTACTTTGATATCCTGTGAAAGCAGATCCAGTTCCACCGTACTGACCATAACCGCCACCTACAGGTTCAGGAACTACTGAGCCGCCTTCATCATAACCTTTGACAACACCACCATAAGCAAAGCCTTCTGGTGCTACTTCTTCCGTTTGATCATCTTCAATATCAAGTTCATCATCTCTGAAAGGTAACTCTTCACCTTCCTTAATACGTTTAAAACCTTCTGATGCAGCTTCTTGTAACTCATTAAAAAAATCCTCTCCAAAGTATCTCACTGTCTGTGCATTGATTACGTACTCTCCTGCACTCACTCTTATATCTATATCATCACGAACTTCTTCAGGTTTAGATCCTATAGGAGCAGTGTTTCCACTTACAGGATCTTTCTGCTCATTCATAATGAGGTCCATCTCTAATTGGTTTTGATCAAGCATTTACTTCTTCCCGTAAATAAGTTAGCCTTCGTAGTGCAGCAATTTCACCTTGAGCACGGTAGACACCTTCTATAGCTGTTTCTTGCTCTAGCTTACGTTGTGCTACATCAATCTTTGTATTAAGTACCTCTAAGAAACTATCCCACAGAGGCTTATCGTTTACTAGTTTCTTTATTGTCATGTACCAGTAAATCCTTGCTCACCCGGTGTAGGCGCAGTACCTGTACCAATATTACCACCCCCAGCGCCTGTGGTGTCAGCTACGCCAACCCCTGCTTGTTCTGGTGCTGCTCCGGGTGTAGGTGGTACGGGTGGACCTTGCTCTGCACCTGCAGGGGGTTCAGGAGGTGTAGTAAACTTTTTAAGTATCTCTGCCTGTATAGCAGCGTCACCTAAGGAGTTTGTCACCTTATCAGGATCTAGGTCCATGCTCTTAGCTATCTCACGAATAATGTAGTCAGACTTTACAAACGGCATAAGCGCTGGGTTTGAAGCTACACCCATGAACTGCATCAAGCGCTGACTGCGTACTTCGTTAGCCATCAAGCTCTCTGTACCTGAAGCCTTAACTTCCAGATCACCTTTTATTTCCTTATCAAAGTCAAACTGCATATTAAACGCAAAGAACGCCTTACCAATAGGACCAATAAGATAGTCATCTACGTTCTTGACAACATTTCGTATAGAGCCGTTAGCTGCAGACATAAGCATACTAATCCCAGAAGCAGTCCTTCCCACTCCTGAAACACCTGTCTGCCCGTGTGCAAACGATGGGAAACCTGTACTCTCATCAGCCAATACTCTCGCTTTATCAAACAGTTGCATGTTCTCGTTAGCTACGTTAGGAAACTTAGTTCCAAAAATGCCTTGTCCTGGTGCACCCCCCTGACGCCTAAATATTTTTCCAGGGTACACAGATAAGTCCTGCCCAGGCACCAAATTAGTTTCGTCTACTTCGATTATAAGATTACCAGAAAGTGCAGCATTATCTATCGCCATACGCATGAACCCATTCATAAGGGTTTGTGTGTCATCCATATTCTCCGCAATACCTACCCCAAAGAATGAGTAGGGGTTTAATTCGTATGGTACAGCGTAGTAAGGAATACGTGTAGGCTTGAACGGATTGAGTACAAGACGCAGTACCTGACCATTACAGATCCATACATTTACGTTTACTTGCTCTGCATTTTTAAGTTCACGAGGAATGCGTACACCGTTCTGTTCAAGAATGTCTGTGTCTACATAACCCCAAAATTCTAGGACTTCATAACGTTCAGGATAGCCACCTTCTTGTGCGCCATCCTCCATGTCGTGTTCCCAATACTTTTTGTCATACGACTCGCCCATGCTTATTGCTTCATCAATAGATTCTTTTCTAAAGAAAGGACGTGACT